AAAACTCCGTATTCTTACTGTTTAGGCAGCAAGAGCCAGGTTGTAATCGCTATCGTTTGCGTTTACTATTTTTGCTAGATTAACGGTCTTCGCCTACCGTGCTGTCCATGTCGGTACTCATTTGCCCTGTCGAAACCTGTACATCCCCGTTGATGTGGAGATGGCGAGAATCGAACTCGCGTCCAGAACACCTTTCCTTCTACTTCATACAGCAATGTACTATTTATATACTATACTATAATTATTTTACTTTGTCAAGCCGTATTTCTTAAATGCGCCAATCCAGTCGGTGGAAATATCGTGTTGTGCTTGTGATTGAGGTACCTTACCTGAGCATATGAGGTCATGTAGTTTATTTTCTAACTTATCTTTATCTCGTGCGTTCCATGCACCCTCAAAAGGTTGAGGCCAAAGATTAGTGATATCATTTGAACCACCAAGTTGAAGTGAAATCAAATGGTCGACTTCACACCCTTGTGTACCGCTACAATAACCTTGATGATTCTGCACATTGTAATTTGCATATGCCTTTTTCTTAGTAGATTGAGTAACATTACGAACCGTCTTTGTTGACCACTTTGGATCGCAAATGACCTGTGTTGTCAATGTTGGATCAGCCTTACCTGGAGTTACTGTTGTATTTGGTGTAATATCCGCATAAGAATTAAAACTGATTAGTGTCAACGCGAGTGCTAGTTTCTTCACAGTGATTCCTTATAAAATTCTATTGATTCAACAAGACCTTGAATATGGTCTTCTGTTTTTTCTTTAAAGATTAGGGGTTTTTCACCTTCTACTGCCATGATAATAATTAGATTATTTATAGGACTTCCGACAATCTCCTCGTACATGAGAGAGTATGCAGTAGTTTGTTGGAAATAATCCAATATGTCATCTCGTTCTTTAGCATAACGAGAAGTCTTAAAATCAATTACTGACAACTCATTATCATATTCTGCAATACAGTCAACTCGACCAGCAAGACCTAATCTTGTTGACCACAATGACTGTTCTTGATAGTGAATATTGTTTATCTTATTCAGATATGGTTTGATAGACAAGAACATTTCTAATGCGTCTGGCATTGCGTTCTTAGTGTGATCCTCTTCATTTAGCAGATAACGCTCACAAATCCGATGTACATTCGTTCCTCGGGAAGATGCTTTTCTCGATATACGGTTTGCTTCTTCATGACCTACTCTATCTCTCCATTCCATGATTGCTTTTTTCTTTCTAGCACCAAGAACGGTAGTAATAGATGGAACATTAGAACCATCGGGAAGAGTATAAAACCTCTTCCCGTCTGGTTGTGTTACTGATTTTAAATCTTCAATTTGCTTCGGGGGACAATAATTAAACATTAATAATTTCTTTGCTTTCTTGACATCTCTTCAATGTATTTTAAAGGGTTTTGACGATATCTTTCAAAATTGCTTGATACTGTCTCTTTACTCCATGGGTCATTTGCTGCTTCTTTTGCTGGTATATCAAAGTATTCCTTTGTTTCCAGTTTCTCTGTTGATCCAAGATTTAACATCTTTCTTGAGGCACCAGTTCTCTTTCCCATGTAAACTCCTTTTTTGTTATTGTTGTGTATATTACCACTCCCTAGGCATTTTAGTTTTGTGTGACTTAGCAAGAGTATTACCGGGTACGGTCTCTTTGATTCTGTTAATAACATACTTCTCAAATGTAGAATCAGGCTTACCTACACCAGCAACACTCATACGAATGCCATCGCCAAAACCAGGTAAAGATTCGGGACAAAAATATCTTTCTAAATGAGGATTGTTCGTTTTGAACTCATCAAGTCTTTCATGAGACATGATATGTTCTTCTACCTCATCAGTATCTTTGTTATAAAATTGGTAAATCGGCATTATTTACGATTGTGTGCGTTGAAGAGTGCCTTCAATTTTTCGCTAATACCGGACGCCCATGTAGGTTGAGGGACGTGCCATCCAATAAATGCTCCAACTACTAACCAGAATATTGAACTCATTATTTTCTCCTTATCAAGTTAATGTGTACCAAGAAGGTACTGGTCGTGAATTCACTTTGCCTTGCCATGATGCAAGATGCTTCTTATTCATTATATAGTAGTTCCTATAAGAGCCTAGAGAGTCGCCTGCTATCTTCACCGAGTCAGGCATTGCTGGTGTCGGTGGGGTAAATGGACCGATATTGATATTTTTTGGTAGATTTTTGCGTAGATTGTCTACTAAACCAATTTCTTCACACTTGTGAACTTTACCATAACGATAGGTATACTCACGGCACAATGCTTTAGTTAAATCAGCAAGCCATATGTAATTTTCATTAGTTTGTCGGCACCAGACGGCAGATGGATGTTGGATGTGGGTTGCGGAGTATAATGTAGTGTCGCGCCAATCATTGAATATCCATCTTTTGACATTACGACCTGTCTTTGATTTTGCAATGGTTTCCGAACCGTCTAAGATTCTATGTGCAGTAGATAACAATTGGCAACTCTCTAGGATCATTTTAATGCAATGTTTATCATTATGCATCTCAGCACACACTACTGGATCATTATGTAGGTAAAAAATATTCAATTTATTAATAATCTCCGTCTAGATTTGCTGCTTTGAAAATATAATCTCTTACTGCTTCAGGATTTACAACATAGACATCAATAGGTAATGCATCATTAAGACCTTTGTTTGGTCTATTCCACCAACGGTCTACTAAAGTTTCATCGCCTAATATCGCAAATAGTAGACCGTCAAGTCTTTGTTTCATTTCAATCTTCGTCGTCTTCATCATCAAAACGCAGTCCGGTTGCATATCCGAAATTCTGTAATTTTGGTAATGTTTCTTTCATACTATCACCAATATCTGTACGATATTGTTGGTTATTTGGCAGCTCAATTAACTTCATAATCTTGTATGCTTTTTCTTTTGCTTCTTTAATTGTATCACCAACGCCTGTGGTTTGCAATACATAAGTCCCCACTGTTACCCAATCTGGAACTTCTATTACCTGTCCACCAACTACCTTTGGTACTTCACCAAGTTTTAGTTCGCATGGATGAATGTTATCAAAATATTTAAATGCTTTATCTGTATAGACTGGGAAACCTTCTTCTTCCTTAGGTGGACGTAGGTTGAGTGGGTATGATCCATGTGCTAGAACAACCCCAACAGCGACCTTGTCAACCTTCACTTCTTGTGTGTCCATACCATGTGTGAGGTCAGCAATCCATCCTGCAGGATCACCCTCATGTAATGCCTGCTGAATGTTCCAGCAAGGCCAGCCACATCTTGCAGTAAACTCTAACGGATATGGTGTTCCGTCTTCTTCATCAATGATACAATTAACATCAACAAAACCACAATACTTGATTGAGTGTAGATATTCTTCAACTGGTCTTAATACCATTTCTGCTAACTTAGAATCTTCTACATAACGCATGACTGTGCCTTGTTCGCCAGTATTAACACCTAGGTCACCAGGCATATGCTTCTTATATTCCCAATCTTCTAAAAAGTATTTGTTAAAACCATGAGGACCGAAATGACCTGCAACGGCCATTTCCATCCCTGGTTTAAATTTTTGTAAAATGAATTCTTGTTTGCTTCCGTTCTGCTTCCATTTCTTCAACATGAAAATCATGTCGCCAGCAGACTTAGAAACGTATGAGAGAGATTTATCTAGTTCTGTACCACAAGGCTTAGATACCCAACGACCTGGGTTCTCCATGATATGCTTAATACCGTCATCAAAACTCTTAAATGGACCAACATAGTCCATAGTTTTGATTCCTGCTTTCTTAAATATATCTTGACCTAGATTTCTATCTAATTCACATTTGGCGGTGAGGTCATCACCACCAAATATCGGATATCCTTTTTGTCTGTATTTGCGAATCTCTTTTAGAAATGGTGAGATATTATCTGTCAAAAAGATTAGTTCTGCCCAGTCCATCCATTGGTGCCAATCTTTTACTTTATCGACTAAACCATCACCAATATCTGTTGTCTTTCCGTCTTCGTCTTTGTCGATGTACCACTTGACTTCGTGACCGTAGTTGAGAAAACGCAAACAGGTATCTAAACCTAGTCCGCAGTAAGAATCTATGACTAGTATTTTCATTTGATAATAGGGAGTTGTTAATCTGTCCTATTATTTAGAAGATACTAGGATCCAAAAGTAGGAATATCTTGCAGACTCACATCGCCTTTTGCATTAGGCTTTGTCTTAAACTTCTTTGCGATATCATCCGCCGATACTGTTTGGAGTGCAAATTGCTTAAACAATTCATAGGTGTCCTTAACGTGCATTGCAGTCTTACCATTAACTGCTGCACTATCTGCAAAGAATAATGCACAGCCTCCTGCCGCAAGTGGTGCGATTTCAAGAACCTGATCCAAATTGATAATAACTTGGCAATTCTTTTCTACTGATTGTACTTCAATAAATGTACTCATTATTCGTCTCCTTGACCTGTTTTTTCGCGTTCATGCATACGGACCTTCTTGGACCGTTCCTCAGAAACTTCTGCATCTTTAAACATGTTGGTCAAAATAGACTTCTTATGCTTATTGTTGGACAGAAAAATCTTAGTTTGTTTTGACATCTTATAATTGGCATCAGTCTTCATTCATTATCCTCTTTTCTTTTTAGTGTCCATGAACCATCACCATTATCATTCCAAATAATAGTATCACCATCTTGCCATCCTATTCCCGTCATAATTTCTTGAGGAAATATAATGAACTGTTCGCCTGTTACTAAATCTTCTTGGACTGATAGTGTACATTGTATCATACTTTCCATCCTAAAACAAGAAAGTAGATTGAAATTGCCAAGATAAATGATATAACAAGTAGAATAGAATCAATCCCGATCCTAATTTTCCAGTGTTCTTCTTCATACTTCAGCATATCTTTTTGTGCTAAAAGTTGAACTGGATAATCATCATCAAATGCTTCGATAGTCTTATCTAATTCTTTAAGTCGCATCTTAGTCATAACAAAATTATATAAAGAAATAATCATTTTATTTTAATCCCATAGGCACTCATAATATTTACCAAAAAGCCTAAATCCATTTTTTACACGTTCTTCGTGTTTATTAAGACCTTCTTTGTCAATTTTTATTTGTTCAATTTGAGTATTGATATCTGCACTTTCATCTACACCACTATGGTCATAATACTGTGAGGTCCAATTGTCATCGAGTTTTTGCTCAAATGCCCAAATCATTTCATCAAGAATATAATCCCAACGCTTGAACCAATTTTCATCAGTATCATAATCGTTTTCTTTTGGTGGTGCCGAGGTACTCTTTAGTTCTTCAGGAACATCTTCATCATCAACAAAAGGTGCACCATTCTTAGTTTCTTTTATCTGCTTTAGCATAGGAACAATAATAACAGCAAGAGTATGATCCATGCTCCATGTGTCCCACGCGTCGATTTTAACCTTAATAGTTCGTTTTTGCTTACGACTAAAATTAAAAAGAACTCGGTCTACCCAAGTGCCATCTAGATAATCAAAAATTTTATAGGAAAACTTTTCTGGTAGACCAATACGTTCTAGCCAGTCAGTAAACGCACCGATAGTATAATTACCTGGATACTTACCAATATAGACCTTCATCGTTTTTCACTCACAATGTTTGCAATCTGATTAGAAGGAACACCAATACCATATGACATACAATGGTTGTATAGGATATCAATGATACGAATAGACTTACCAATAATAAATGCTTTCTCTTGCTCACCAAGAGTATTATAGACGTTTGCCATCTCTGTCAATTGTTTATTGTAACGGTCAAGAGCAAGACAATGTGAAGTAGTTTCAGACATAACGATATAACTCCCTACGTGCAGCATCTAATGAGTGACACTTTATATTGTTTATATAGATAGTTTTAGATGAATATACACGACATTCACCAACATATGTATCAAAAGAATAGTACTCTGGCTTGCCTTTTTTGTCAAGCACCTTAGTCTTACAATGATATTCTTTTACCAGTCCGAGAAACATAAGGACTTCCCGCAAGTCGTCAGAGACTAACTTGCGGAGATAGTTTGCATTCATTAGTGAAATGTCGGCTTTTCAGAGATAGATTCGTGTTCTGCTAGAATACTTTGACTTGCATGATACATCAGTTTAGCAAAATCTTCAACTAGATTCACTTCACGAGCCATAGAACCCATACGACCGAGCAGAATAGAAATACAAAGATAAGGACCTAGTTTGTATTCTTCATACGTTTCTAGAATCAATTCTGCTAGAAGGTTATCCATTTTATTGGAAATACTAATCATCTGCTCTTCAGTGAGTTTCATTATGCAGCCTCTGCGACTTCAAGATTGTCAGCAACCCGATCCTCGATGTCTTCATCATCTTCATATTCACGCTCATCCTGAACCTGTGCAGGAAGGTTACTGTAACGACCATCTTGGTCAAATTCATGTGCATTCATTAGTTGATATGCGGTAACGTTACGGCCATTCTTGAATACCTTAACGATACCATTCTCAAACTTCTTAATATCATAAATGTATGTGCTGAGACGATACAGTAGACCAAGTGAGTGTAGGTCATTTGCAAAACATTGTTTAATCTCGTCTACAGTAACTACATTACCGCTACGGAGGATGGTTGCGATTTTGTTGTGAAATTTCAGTTTGCTCATAATATAATATCCTATCAATTTAAATTAGACAATACGGTGTGCATAAATCAAACACGATCCATCATCTTGAATGATTTTACGAACGGTTGCTCTCATACCATTTTCTTTGAATACTTGTCGGACATAACTTGCACCATGTGCCTTGATATAATCAGCATGACCAACTTCCGTAAATTGAAGAACTTGCTCCTTAACACTACCATACCTATATCCTTTAACGGTATCTGAAATAAAACCAGGTTTTTGTCCAATCTGTTTATCACAACCATGAACTTTAAGAATCTCACTAAAAGGAATCGGAGAATCCAAACTATACGTTGTGCTACCATCGGGACTAATTGTAAAACTTGTCACATTCATTTCATACTCCTTATGCAGTTGGCAAATATACTTCTGGTACTATTGTATCACACTTCGGTAGACTTGTCAAGGGTTTTAGAACGGAATGTCATCCGGAATGTCCTCTTCAGGTCCAGGCCTAGCGGGATCGGTCTCAACCTTAGCATCAACCTTGGTGTACAGGTCAATAAAAGAGTTCTTAGTGTCAGTATCAAAACGAGACACGCACAGTTCAATCGCTCGCATACGGTTATTGAAGATGTTAAACGTCTTAGCAATATGAACAAGACGGCGAGTGGAGATGATTTCGTCGGTCGCACCTTCTTCAAATGACTTACGAATAACCTCTGCCCACTTAACAAGATTGTCTACAAATTCTTCGTCCTCGATAAGAGCGGACAGGATCTTCTTCTCCGTCTTAGCATTAGGATATTCTTGTTCTACAGCGATAACAAACCGTTCTAGGAATGCATCATCAAGAATCTGCGACAGATACTTACCTTCATCACTACCACGACCTTTAGTATTAGCAGTCGCAATAATATTGAATCCGGGTGCAGGATAAACAACCTCGCCGTTCTTCTTGTTATAATACGGCTTGCCTTCCATGATACCTTGCAGACACATAAGTTTATTGCTACCGCGGTCGACTTCATCAATAAGGAGAAGGGCCCCGCGTTTCATAGCAATAAGAACAGGACCATCACGTTGCACTACATTACCGTCGATAAGAGTAGGACCACCAAGAAGGTCATTCTCGTCGGTTTCAATACTGATATTGACACGGATACATTCACGCTTCAATTCTGCACAAATCTGTTCGACCATAAGAGTCTTACCATTACCAGAATGTCCAGTAATGAATACAGGATAAAAGTCTTTTGTTGTGATAATCTTCTTAAGGTCTCGATAGAAACCAAAAGGAACATAATCAGGGAAGAGTGCAGGTACAGATGGCATCGAATCGTCGACCATCTTAGGTTGACGTAGTTGGTGCACCGTTGCTACTAGTTCAACGGACTCGATAGAAGGGGTTTTCACAGGTTCTGCTCCGAAGGTGGGTAGTTTGTATAGACCTCGTGCTGCTCGATACTCCTTGCGAGATACGAACCAGTGAGGGTATTGTAGATTCTTTTCTTCAACCAACTTTTGAATTTGGTCACGATTAATAGTTGCCTCGGTACCAAATTTCTCTGTTGCCGCATCAATAAATGCTTTTGCATTACGATTCATAATATAATTACCTTTCAACATTGGAGAATACAGTATATCACCAATCTTGGATCTTGTCAAGTGTTATTCCAATATTTTTGCGAAAATAAATCCCCAAAAAAAACCTGCCAATATTAGCAGGTATCCATCTGGCCACATATAAAAGAACATTCTTATTCTTCTTCTTGTTTGGTGGGAGATACTGGGGTCGAACCAGTGACCTCTGCCTTGTAAGGGCATTGCTCTACCTCTGAGCTAATCTCCCGTTTTTTAAAAATTCGATCCCAATTACTTTCAAAAGTTTTTTGGTCTAATGAAAATGGTCTTGGTGCTGAACCTTTTCCGCCGTCACTCATTCTTATTTCCTTTTAAATTAGTCCGGTTATGCTACTGGCTTCGCATACAATCGATGGCGCCTCGCTGTATGAACCTTCAAAAGGCTTCACCTGCTTTCGTCCCTGGCATCTGCCTCGCACTCATTACACCGGAAGGTATGAGGCGTGTCCTTGACGGTAGTAAACTACCGTTTCGTCTCCTGAAGACTCATCAGAAGGACTACTAAAACTGGTCTCGGTGGCAGGGTTCGAACCTGCGACCTCCTGCTCCCAAAGCAGGCATTCTACCAGACTGAACTACACCGAGAAAAACTTATTTATTCTGGTACGAGTGAAGAGGTTCGAACTCTTGACCAACGGATTAAAAGCCCGCTGCTCTACCAACTGAGCTACACTCGCATTAAACTTGGTGCCCTCTCTCAGATTCGAACTGAGACTGTACGGCTTCTAAGACCGTTTCCTCTACCAATTGGGATAAGAGGGCATTGCTTTATTCATCACAATAACAACATTCTA